CGCGTTGGCGAACAAGCCTTCCCGCACGGCCACAGTGGTGTTGTTGACAGCAAAGTTGTGGTAGAACCACGGATCCCCCTGCCACCAAATGGCCTGATCTGTCGATGGGGCATCCGGATTGCCGATATCCCGGGTGATTGCGGTTTCCAGGCCGCAGAATCCGATCGCCTCGGCTGACGAGCACGACCAGCGGGTCCCCATGAAGTAGACATAGACTTTGTCGGTCAACGCTGGCGTCGGATGACCGATCAGGAGGGAATCCAGGATGGCTTCATCACGGTCCTGCAGTTCAAACTCGAATCGCCCTGGAGTGACACCGCCGGCCACAAACGCTGCGTGGTTCATGACCGGGACCTCGTAGATGTCCCCGGCGCCCGTGGTGATGGTGAGCTTGTCCCAACCCACGCTCGGATACCGCGGGCAATCCGGCCGGACATTGCCTTCCTCGCCGTTCACGGGCAGGATCTCCATGTCGTACTGGAGGGTCAGCCCGGAGAGGTCTGTCACGGGGAGCGGCTTCAGGCGAAGGTGGTTGAAGTAGTCGTAGGCCGAAAAGAGTTCGACGTTGGCGAAGTCCTCGGCCGCCTGGAAGATGCCTGAGATCTGAAAGCCGGTCTCAGTGGCGTCATGGAGCGTGGTGGTCGCCGCGCGGCCGGAAAAGCCCTGAAGCTGGATCGTACGGCGGGGGTCGAAGAGCCTTAGAATGTCAGAATTCAAGATAGGACTCACGTTTGAATGACGACCGTCAGGTCCTCTACCGACGTGGTCGCTGGCGCTGCCAACACGTCGAATACGATGTCGTCATCCTCATGCAAGATCGGCGTCGGCCAAATGGTAGGTCTGATGCGTTCGCCGGAAACATGGTTTTTCCTGAAAATGGCGGTGATGGTTTGCGCCACGGGATCAGCTGAATGCACGTACGTGTACTCTTCGTTGGGACCGCCTGGGTCTATATGGATGGCGGTCCACTGTTGCAGGCCCAGTTGATTGGCCCCATAGCTGCCGGTGGAGACCATCTGCAGATTGCCTGGATCGGCAGTGACATTCTGGGCGAGCGCGAGCCCGTAGTCAGAGTACGGCAAGCGCCGATCAGCAGGGGCGCCATAGCCAAGGCCAACCAGCGCGTCATAGCTCGTCAAATATGGGTCCGGGCTGTGCGCCGGGATCCCCATGAGCTCGAGCGGCTCCCAATCGACGGCCGCGCGGCTCCGCCGCTTGACCAGGATCGAGACGTTGCCATCGGCAGATCCGCGTTGCACGTATGCATAAATGCAGCGCACTGAGGCCGCATCCTGCACCTTGAGCGGAATGACCACGTTCTCCTGAACCACCAGCGGACCGGGCACCTGGTAGATGTATGCGCCGCCGTTGCAGGTGCGCAGGCCGGGCATGAACGGTTCGTTGTGACGAGAAAGCGCCCACGTGCTGAAAGACCCGTAGCCGAAATTGTTGGCCACGCCGGCCACCGCAGCGACGATGCAGGCGCTCGGCAGCTTCGCTTCGACACGAGCTGGCAGCCCAGGCGTGCGGAAGAAGCCCTTGCGGACGCTAAAGGTGAAAGTCTTCTGGTCCAGCTTGTAAAATCGGACACCGGCAAGATGCGCACATTTCTTCGTGCCAAACATGCCATCCGTGCCGGGGCCGCGCTGTATCACGATCGTGCCAGTCGCCACTGGTGTGCCAATGTCGCCAGGGCCCGCGATTTGCGCAATCTCGTATTTTCGACGGCCAGGGTGGTTTGGATCGGCGGCTTCATCGTTGAAGATGATGAAATCGCCGACGGAGAACACGCGCGCCGTGTCGGGATTGACGGTGCAGTAGACGGAGACGTTGTCGGCCTGATCATCGATGTCGATACCCACCAATCCCCAGAGGTCGGTCGCTAGTTCATCGACATAATACAATCCCAGTGTTATCTCCCGCGCCCCCACGATGTTCCGATTTCCGGTGGCATCCGGAGCCACATCCATGTCGTCGAGCACGAATGTGCCGTAGTCGCCCAGCTTCGGCGTCCCGCTCAGCACGCCGGGGACGCCAGTGTCGATGAAGATCTCCTCCGATGGCGGCTCGGGCACGACGTCGGCCGGCTTGGGGCCGGAGACGAGGTCATACATCGAGTCCGTCACCGTGCGGCCCTGGATGTCGATCGAGTAGTCGCGGTTCAACCGCCAGCCGGTCACCCGAAATTCACCATGCCCGCCTGGCATGTCGGGATGGGTGAGCGAGCAGACCATGCCGGGTTCGGTGTTGAGAGCCAGCACGGTGGTCTTGAAGGCGACGTGGCGCGCGGCTTTCCACTCGGCCGGCGTGATGCCTCCGAGTTCTTCACGCAGGCGAACCGTGATGATCCGCGCTGCCTGCGACTTCGACGAGGTCCCAGCGAGGTTGAGGCTCGATTTCAGGAATAGCGGCCCCGCTCCTCCGCCGACCATCGTGGCGTGGTCGATGTCGTAAAGCGAGATCGAGTTGGCGACGAAGTCGAAATCCTCGTCGGCGAAGTTGGCCGTGAGGTGATTGAACGAGGGTTTGAGAGGCGCCAGTTGAAGGCTACGGAACATGATGTTGCCTTCGGTGAAAGCCTCCACGGCCGAGGAGTTCGCGCGAACGCCGAGCTTCAGTTTGCCGTTGGCAAACGTGTAATAGCCGAGGCAGTTAGCCAGGATCTCCTGCAGCCAATCTCTCAGTGGTTTTTGTTCTTGCAGGACGCCGCGGAATTTGAACTGGGTCTCGGTGCCAGTGCCGATCAATTTGGCCACTTGCTCGTCACAGACTGCGGCCGCCGCTATGGCCGCATCGACATCGAATAGCGTCTCGGCGAAGTCGAGTTGCTGCGCGGTCAGATTCTGTCCGGCCCGCAATCCGCGCGCCCGCAGCAGCATGTTCACGGCGATCCAGACTGGATTCGTCAGTCCAGGCCGCCATGTGCGAGTGCCGGGCGCGGTCCACACCCAACCGCCGAGGCCCTGCGCGACGACGACTTCCATGGCATGCTCGCTCAGCCGCGAAAGCTGCAAGCCCTTGGCGTCGGAACGCCGAATGACCACGAATGCCGTGCCGGCCGCGAAGTTGTCTTTGTAGGTCGAATTGCCGAAGAATACCTTGCGCCAATCCCCGCCTGTCTGGTCGCCCGATTGGTCGAGCGAGAACCAATCCTGGGCGCCGGCTGGATCCGAGCCGAGCACCTGGCGCAATCCGAGATTCCCGGGATATCCGTGGTGGTATTGCCCGTCCAGCTTATGCCCCGTCCCAAAAGCTCCGATCGGCCCTTCGCCAACCACTCCCAGAGCCTCGTAGAAATCACTTTCGTCGCGCCCGGCAGCGATCTTGGCATTCACCGGCATGGGCGCATCGGTGTAGATCTCCGGTAACGTCTGATCGTAGATGGAATCTGCGACGAGTGAGACCGACGTGAGCGTGGAGCGGCCGAAGCCCCATGTACCGGTTGAGTTGTCTTTGATCCGGACCGCTTGCGGCTCTGCGAAAACGCCGCCGTAGTAGCGCTTCATGCCGTGAGCAAGGCAACCGTTTGGCGTGTCGTAGCCTTTGTCGCAGCGCGCTGGATCAGCCGCGGGGAAGTGGACCAGGTCGAGCGCGCCTTGGGAGCTGTACGGACAGGCAGAGGAGTTGAAAGGCTTCCAGCAGGTCCTGGAAATGCGCCTGGTAGGATAGGGTAGGTTAAGTTCGTAGAGACCGTCAGCCGCCGTGATCTGAAACTCCGGCCCGGAGTCGCAGGACCAATCCACGATCTCGCCCCGCCACAAATCGAGCTTTATGCCGGTGCCAACGTGGAACAGGCTGAACGCGATCTCGGCGCGGTACAGGTCTGTGTCGTTCGCGAGATCGCGCATGACGCGGTCGGCGTTGCCGCACACGAACCGGGCTTCGTCCGACTCGCCGCCGAGCGACTGGGCGATTCCCTCGAATTCGATCAGGCGGGCATGGTAGAGTTGGCCGCCAACAATGCAGCGCCGGTCTGAGATGTAGATGGACGGGTAACCCTGCTGCTTGGGAACAATCCTGACGAGCGGAATGATCTCCTGGACCTGCGCGAGCAGGGCTTGCTTCAGGGCTTCTGGCGGGAATCTATTGACGGTCTGATTCAGGGTGCAACTCGGCGTGCTCTGCGGGATCTCGATGAGAGTGACCCCCACCGAGCACGCCCAGTCGGCGACCATCTCCCACGTCAGGGGCTCGTTCGCAAAGCGGCAGACGACGGGCGTGGTCCCGACGCCGTCGTCGTTCGGGGCGTTGTAGGTGAAGGCTCCGAAAGCGCCGTACTTCTGCTCCCAGAAGTTACGGAGCGCTATGCGGTCTGCATCGCGGAGCCGTTGCTTGCGGATTGTGAAGCGCCGCGCGCCTGTGCCGAGCAGGAAGCGCTGCTCGATTTTGGCGTTGCCTGAACCAAACTGATGAACGACGACTTGATGATCGCGGCGCACCTCGAGCGGGTAATCTGGCGTGATGGGGAACACGCCGCTCGGGGTGATCTCGGGGATCGGCACATTGCCGAGGTATTCAGGCATGGCATCAGTAGCGGTACCAGGCCAGGATGATGTCGCCCACCTGCGGTGTTTGCTCGGCGATGAAGGTCACCGTTTTGCCTGCAAGCGTGTAGTCGAGTCCGCGCTTCATCACGAGACCGTTCCTGGTGAGGATCAGGCTGGTCTGGGGCGATGGCTGGAAGGCGAGCTCAAACACGCGGTTGGATCCATTCACTGGTCCAACCGGAACCTCCGAGTCGGCGAAATTTGGTATCTGCTGCTGCGGCGGAGGCACGGGCCACAGGCCGCCGCTGCTGATGACGCGCACGTCGCTGATTTTGAGCTGAGCATCGGTAGTCGGCACAATCCATTGCTCTGACCATGACTGGCCGCGCTTGGGGAAATACTGCACCACGTAAAATGTGTTGGGCGGACTGGCTGTATCGTTTGGTTCCAGTGTGAGCGAGATCTGGCCGTTTGGCACATCAATCTCTGTCCGCGCGCGCACGACCGTCCGGTCCGACCTGGTGCGCATATCGGGGCTGATGATTACGATCCGTCCTTGAAACGGAGCGCCCGTGCCCGTGTAAATCGTATCAAGAATCTGTGTCTGCGCTGCGGCGACGTGACACCAGGCCAGAATCAGCAGCAATCGCCTCATGCTACCTCCACCAGTTCGATCGTCACGTCGGCCCTGCCCAGTCCGATTGAATGGACCCATACTCCGCCGAACCGAACTGTGTAGCGTCCCGCCAGCGACTGGCCGGTGGCGTCGTAGCTGAACTTCGGGCTCGTCTCGTACGGGTCATAGAAATAAAACGGAATGAGAGGTCCGTGGTGCTCCATGTAGAACGACAACAGAACGGCCAACTGCGATAATGCCAGTCGTAAATGGCGTCGCCACGCTTTGCGGCTGTTGGTCGCCTCGACCGACCTTTGCGATTCGCCGTTGCGGTATTCGTTCTCCAGCACCGGGTACTCCTGGCTGCGGACGAAGGCGACGGACAGGCTCCAGGGGAGGACCGCGACAGGGCTTGCGTTTTGGACAGAGCCTGGCATCACTTGATCCTGCCGATCACAATCGGCATAGCCACTTGGCTCGCCGGCACGGCCACGCTCGCCCCGAGCCCGACCCACCGCAGCCATCGCGGCCCGGGCTTTGTCAGAACGGCCAGATTCTGGCTCGTCTGGGCAGCGGATTGAGCGGCTTGCTGGCTCGCGATGGCCGACGCCTCGATTGCCTGCACGATCTCTGGCGTGGCCAGTCGCACATGACGCATGGTCTGGGCTGACTCGCCGGCCGTCACTTTCGCCGCGGCGAGCAGGCCCAAGGTATTCGCCGCGAGCGACGGGCTGAGACTGCTCCAAGCCTGCACCCCGGGACGAGCATCTTCCAGTAGGGAGGTGGCGGTGGACGCCGCTTCCTGGGCCCGGCTCGACACACCTGCCACCTCCTTCTGGATCTCGCCCAGCCTGGCGTCAACCCGCGATGCCAGGCCGTCCACGCGCCCAAGGAGAGCCCAACGCGTGCGGGCGATCTCTCGCGCAGCATCCGCGCGCGCTGCGCTGATCTGCTCATCGGCTCTGCTGATCACATCTGCGAGCCTGTCATCCGCCATGACGACGATCTCCCCCGGCAGCTCGCGCCACGCTCGCATGGTGAGGGCCGCCTCAGCCATGGCCCACACGAGCGCGAGCGCTACGGCGGCGAGCAGCCCGAGCAGGATGCGGTCCTTGATGCTCATCCGATCAGATCCGTGATTCGTTGGTCCGGCCGCGCGCCGAGCTTGGCTGCGACGAAGCGGGCGTAGCCGGCCGGGTCGTTGTTGTCCGCGCTCGGGGCATAGACCCGGAACATCTCGTCGAACGTGGGCGGCTGCCCGTTGGTGTAGCGCCCATCCAGATATTGGCCGATCAGCGCCCGCAGCACGCGCCAGCCCTCCTCGAGCGCCCGGCGACTCAGCTCCTCGCGCGACGCCCCGGGAAATCGCTCCGACGCCCAAGCGACGAAGTCGACGTAGCCCTTCGAGGTCGGGTACGGCTTGCCGCGAGCGTCCGTCCACCGCCGGATGTTGCCCGGATTGGCGTTGCGCTGTGCGAGGGTTGGGTAGGGGATGCCGCGGGTTTTGGCCTGCGCCTCGGTCACGTAGAACCCCTCCTTCTCCGCGATCGCGCGCGCCAGGCGATCGACCAGTTCTAGCTTCGTCATGGCCGTAGAGCTCCGTAAGCGAGCTCGATGGCCCGCCTGATGCGCCGCTCAGGCAGATTGGGCCATCGGGCCTTTGCCGCCGCCAGCACAATCTCGCCGATGATGCGGCCACGGTCAGCGGCCGGCGTGGCTGGGTCAAACAGCACCGGACCGCCCAGCTCGTCCATCGCGCGCAGGATCTCGTCATCGGATTTTGTTGGCGTGAGCTCAGCCGCTCGGCGCACGAGTGCGTAGATGTCTGGGAGGTATGGTGCGACCTCACGCACGCCGACGGCGACGCCGGCCCCGAGCGAACCGAACCACCGTTTGATGCGGTCAATGAGTGCCTGAAACATGATCCCCTCGGTTTGTTTCTGCCGCCTGACGCAACTGCATCAGGCGGTCAACAATAAATTGCGGCGCCGGGACGCCAGCGCGGACGAGATTCTCCACGATCGATATCGCCTCGTGGATGGCGTAGTATCCCGCCACCGCAGCGCCCAAGCCCCACGTCCCACCCCAGGGGACGGAGACCTCGAGTCCGCTCATCCTGCCGAATACCTCGGCCGCGGCGACGCACAGCAACACCAGCACCTTCCGCGCGATGCCTCGGCGGCTGACGTCCGATGAGATCTCGCGCGCAATCCAGCCAGCAACGATACCGGTGGCGATGTCGAACGCGATGGCGTAGATCAAGAGTTGGATCATCATGTGCAGCCCAAGAAAGGCAGACAGAACCGCCGCCAGAGCTGCTTTCGCCAGTCGCCACATGTCTGTCATGCCGTAATGAGTCCTGGAGTCAGTTGCAACGCGGCCGTCTCGCGCCGGCCGGCGTTGGCTTTCATGGCTGTCATCGCCGCGGATTGCACCGCGCGCGGGTTGTTCACCACAACTCTCACGGTTTCCTGCTCGAAAAATTCCCGAGCGCCCGGCACCGTGATGTTGACCACGATGGGGCCTGCGCCCGACGGAGAACCACCGCCGATGCGATCCAGGGTCAGACCGCTGGAGCTCTGCTGGAACAGGCTGCCGCCCTGCTGGAGCATCGAGACTGGCCGCATTGTGGCCGGGAGCCCAGCGGTGCTCTGGCCCGTCGACAGCGCGTAGAGCTCGACCAAGTCGCGGATCTGCGGGCTGCGGATGGCCATGTCGAGGTTGCCACCGAAGGCCTGCTTGGCGATGTTCACAATCTCGGAGAGGATGTTCTTCTCCCGGATGTCGATGCCATAGGTCGCTTTGATCTTCTCGCGGGCTTTCTCTTGGGCACTCTTGACGAACATCCTGAACAGACCGGCCACCGCGCCCACCCCAGCGCCGATCGCCGCGCCGATCGGCCCGCCAAACTGCCATCCGAGGATGGCGCCGCCGCCAACAGACATCCCGAAGCCGCCCCAGCCGCCGCGCATGAGCCCGGCGGCCATGAGGCCGGCTCCGGCCCCACCGACCATGCCGAGCTGCGTGCCCATGATGCCCACGCGCGCTAGGCCGAGCGAGGAGCCGAGAATGGTCAGCAGCGCATTGCCCCGGGCCATGCCCCCGAGCATCAACCCGAGGCCGCCTACGGTGGCGAGATTGAGCAGGCCTCCGGCACCGCCAAGCAGCCCGCCGAATCCCCCGAAGCCGCCACCGCCCGCCGGCACGAACGGCGGCGTCCCCATGCCACCGGCCGCGCCATATGGGATTGGTCCCAGTCCGCCGGCGATGGCCGGGAGAGCGCCTGCGGCTCCGAGTCCTGCGATCCTGCCGCCGCCGACGGGAATGCGCGCACCAGCGAAGAGCTGCATCAGCATGGCCGCGATGCGCGAAGTCACGACTTCCTTGATGGCCGTCAGCAGCGCGGTCTTGAGCGCGTTGCCCATCGCCGACCAGATGGACTGCGACCTGGTGAGCAGCGCGTCGAAGACACCTTCGGCCTGCCGCTTCAGCGAGTCGAAGATGCGCTGGTTCTGGTCGCGGATCAGCGTCGCCTGC